GTTGTTGCAACTGTAGTGATGTTGCGATTTACCGTGAGCGTTGGGTCTTGTCTTGTGCCTGTGAATGTAGTTGTAGGAACATAAGCTGTTGTTCCTCTTGTGTTTGACACAGTAGTTGTCGTAGTGCCGCGGCTTGATGATTCTGAAACGATTGGTGTTCCAGCAACTTGACTTACAATAGTTGGTGTAGGATTGCCTGCAGATGCACCTTCTGCTGGTGTTGCTAGTGTTGTGAATCCAGCTGAGCTTGGTATTGTACATGATGCAACAGCAATCGTTGTGTCAGCACATGGACCCGCATAAATGCCAAGTTGTACAGAACTACCATTGCTTACATGATTACCAGACACTTCAAATGTAATCGTATATGTTGTTCCTGCTAGTAGGCTGATTCCTTGATAGATACCGTCAAATGTTCCGACAGCTCCATCATACCAAACACCGCCGTGTGATCCACCGATGTCGTTCCAAGTGCCAGCAGCTGCTGGATACGTGCCGTTTTGATACCACACACCCCAATTTGTTGGTGCTTGAATTGTTCCCGGTCCATTACTTGTGGTGATGTTGATTGCACCACCAGTTGTGAATGTTCCGTTTGTCAATAGATTTACGGTAGATCCTGATTCTGTTAACGACACGTTGTCGAATGTCCAGAATGCAGGATCTTGTCTGAACGCAAAACCGACATAGTTTGTTCCTGAGATATTTGGTGTAAACGAGTACGAATAGGTCTGCCAGGTATTCGGTGTATTATTTGTAACCGTACCAATATATCCCGAAGGAAGAACTTGTGCTAGTGCAATGGTTGTAGTTAATAGAGTGACAAAAAGTAGAAGGCTATTCAGTATCCTTCTTGTTTTTGTTTGCATATGTTTCCCTCATCATTAGAACGATGTTGATTTTTTGATTAAGTCTAATCAAATCATTGTCCAACATTCTAACGCGGTCGATCAATGCAATCAGGACTGTGTTTGCTTCAGATAACACAGGTTTGATTTCTGCCGTGGCCCATTTCCATACGTAGAAAATGAGATAACCCATACCGCCAGCAGCAACGATAGGGAATCCGTATTTGTTGATTAGTTGTACGAGATCCATGTTTAGTCCTTTCTTGCGTCGTTTTTGCCGTCAGCTCTTGCGAGTCTATCGGTATCAGGTCTAACATGAAGTGCTGTAGAGATCAAAGTGTCAATTCTCACGATGTCATGGTTCATAGTCTTGACGCGATTGTCAAGAGCCATAATAATTCCACTCAATCCTTTTACTGAACTTTGAACGCCGGCTAAGATAAATTTAAGCGTAAGAAAAACAAAGTATCCGCCTGCTATAGAAGATGCAATTGGAAATCCAACTTCCGCCACCAGCTTGAAGAATTCTGCTTCCATGGTATACTCCCATAATTAGCGGTGACGAGAGTATTTAGTAAAGATTATTTCTTCCACTCTTTGGGTTTATTGAAATTGGCTCTTGAGAATTCGCCACGATCAACCATTTTGATAATTCTACCCTTGTGTTGAACAACATATCCTTCAGGATGTGTTTCTTTATCTTCTATGCTTTGACGCATAGGGTTTTCAGAGCCGTGGGCTTTATTCAATCCAGCAACAAGAATATTCTTTGCTGATTGAATGTGATGATGAATCTGCAATGCTTTTGCAAATTCCTTTTCATGCGTATCGTGATGAGCAAAAGCTGCATTCATTTTTTCTGTTGCGCGAGCCTTACCTTTTTCAGATTTTAGCTTATCAACTTCTTTTTGCATACGACTTTGTATATGCTGACGAAGTCCCGCTGTCGTTGGCTTTTCACCTGTTCTTACAGTTTGATTGATGTATGTTGAGATATGTTCATCGTGTTTACCGACCACGTCATGATGAATATCGCTCAAACCATCGTGGATTTTCTGTGCCTTCGTAAGATGATTGTGAACCTTCATACTATCTTCTGGGCTTATGTGACCACCAGAACCTAGTTTAGCTTCTGGCGAAACTAGATGCACATCGTTGTGTTGTCTAAAAGAAGAATTGCGAAGTGGAGAAGCCTGAAGTGTGCTTGGATTATCTGGATCTCCATGAATCTGTGTATGGACAGCAAATCCTATTTTTGAAGCAGCTGCTTTTTTACCTTCTGGCGTATTTTTATCCACATGGTATTTGATCGTGTTTGGTCTAAAGGTAATATCTTTACCTTCTTCTTTTCTTTCGTTGCCATCATGCATGAAGTCTCCTTGATATACACCTTTCTTTGGTGTTACTTTAGGAAGATGTTCAAGTGCGGCGTGCATCTTTTGTGCAAGACCCGGAGAATGACCAAAGTGTTTATCTATTTCATCATGTGTTGTTGCAAGTCTTGGTGTTGCTCCATATGCGGAGTGTTTTGTTGCAACAAAGAATTTACCTGTTTTTGGATGATGTCCAAAAACAACTGCTGGTGCGCCGTCTAGTTTTGTCGATATATGTGTGTCGCCATGATCGCCAGTTCTTAGTGCGTGATGAATTGCATTTAAAGATAATACTGAGTGTTCAAATCCAGCGCGATCACGAATGGCATTATCCTCGGGATGTTCCTGATGTTTTGCAGAAGCAATGCCTTCGGCGGCTTCATTGATAAGTGAATATGATTTGAAACTTAGCATTTAATTTTCCTATTATGTCATTTTTATGATAGAAGCATTTCTTGGCACTGAATCTGTAACTACGATTCTTCCAGCACTATCTCCTTTTGACGGAGACTTGCCATATATTTTTGGAACACCCTTATTATCTTTTGCGTCAGGATCAAATCTCTGATCTTCTCTTCTGGCTCTTAAACGAAAAAATAATTCATGTGTTTTTGCATATGTTTCTGAATCTGTCAAGCTTCCATTTTGAAAACTCAAGACATTATTTTCTTCATCATAATGTGATCGCACATTCATTTCTCCAATATACATGTAATCTATTGGACCACCCATATTTTTATTTCCCACAACAATTTTTTTCTTATCTTTATTTGAAATTTTCCCATAAATGTCTGGAACTTTATCTCCGGGATTCAATTGTTCTTTTTTAGTTAGATGTTCATAAGCTTCAGTCATAAATTTTTCTGCAATTCCGGGTATAATAGTTTCTAATCCTCTAAGTCCCCCTCCGGCTAATGAAGGCGCAGCCTCTCCTTTTAGAGATAAGTTTATTTGATTTTTCTTCTTACCATCCATATAGTACAAAACTACGTCTGTATAGGGCTCTGAACCAGAAATTTGTCTTCCACCATATTTTTTAGCGTCAACAACTCCTGTAATTTCAGTTTTTCCTGCAATAATCGTTATGGGATTACCTTTATTTTTTCTAACTGCATCTTTTATCGCTTTAACTACACCGCTTTCTTGTCTTTCTGCTGATAATCCTGCCATAACTTTCTCTCTTCTTATCTAGAAACTTCTTCCCAATCCATTGATGCAAGGATATCTCCACCGTTCGTACTTCCAGCAGCAACAAGCGTCAATTCAAATGGAGTACTTGTGAACGAATTGCGCTCCAACTGAAACTTGAACAATGCTTCATTGAGTCATCCATATCTCCAAGATTACTCAATATTTAGTCTTTCGTAGTAGCCAACTTATCTGCAACAGAATAAAACAACTGAGCCGTAGATTGATTTCCCATGAATTTGACATACATGCCTTGAACCACAGCTAGAAGAGAACCATTTATAGCCATGAACTCTTCGCGAGTTTTAGCACGATTCAACATAACATGCGCTTCATCCATCGTGCTACGCATCAACTCTTCTAAGTTTTCCATTCAATACTCCCAGATTCTTATATGTCTTCTTTAGCAATCTTTTCATCACGGGATGATGGCTTTCAAATTGCTTCTTGTATATTTTCAATGTTTGAGAATTGTCCCATCCATATCTATGCACCTCAATGGCAATGTCATAGGAGTATGCGTCGATTTCATCCCTCTCAGCCAAATATTGCCTCTCCTTGCTACCCGTTCGACACATTGAAAATGAATCCGTGGGCAGTTCGTCTCTCTTCAAGTATTGCTGATGGTGTATGTACTCATGCTGTATCGTTTGTGCAAGATAAAATCTGAACTGGTCTGGATCTTCTATGTTGATCATTCCCTTGCTTTTCTTTGGTATGATCAATAGTATTTCTATCTTTTGCAGCTCCTCAATATAGAATCCTGCAATAGTGTAATCTTCATTATCCAGATTACTAGCTCTTTCAATATTGAATTTTACGTTATCGAACAACTTTGATACTCTCTTCTTCAACTCAATGGCTTTTGTCGCACCCTTTGATATGTCTATGCCATTGAGAAGAAGAATGAGAGTATTGAAGATGAACATGTTATGTTACAAAAAAGCGAGGCGTGAATCCGTCAAAGCCTCCACCAGACATGAGATGCATGAGCATTGAAATTGCATCGTCTTCAAATATGAATTTTGCAATTGTCTGCTCGGTTTGCGTCTCAATTACATTCCATGTAAACGTATCGTTGTTATGCTGAACAAGTTCATAATAGTAATTTTCAATTGCCATATTACACCTTCAATCCTGAGTTTTTGAATTTGCTTTTATCAAATGAAGAATTCATTAGCTTGCTTGCAGTAGCATCATCGATTCCTTTCCGTTGTCCCGAATCTTGAATATCATCTTGTGCAGATTGTTCAACATCATATAAACGCATCTTTGCACGATCAATCCCCAAGACAAATCTCTTGTTTGCTGTCGGATCATTATATCGATTCTTCAATTGCTTGACCATGATCTGGTTCAATGCTTCCAACTCTTCAGTAGAAATCAAAGCTGCCATGAAGTCTGCTGTCGCGGGAAGACCAAACGATTCCGAAGTATCAGTCAACTCTACATCCGTGCTAGCAAAGCCAGACCTGGTTGTCTGCGTAGCCGATACAATAGGAACCTTGAACTCGACTGCCAGACCACGAAGTTCTTCGGCAATCGCCTTGATATAGGTATACGAATTGATATTTGATCCGGGTTTCACTCTGGCTGAACAGCAAATATTCAAGTAGTCGATGAATATTATATCTGGACGAAAACTCTTCTTTAGCATCAACTCATTCAACAATGTTCTGAAATGAGTGGTGGAAGCAAGAGCAGTTGGATATTCCTTGATGATCAACTTGCCAACTGTACTACGACGAACCTTTTCGACCTTCTTGTCATAGACATCTTTTGGTAGAGAGGATAGGTCATCAAGAGTTACGTTAAGTAGATTTGCATCAATACGTTCTGCAATCTTCTCTTCAGCCATTTCCATGGTGACATATAGAACGTTGTATCCCTGAACCAGACACGCTGATGCGACATGGCACATGAACAATGATTTACCGACACCAGTACCAGCAAGAAAGATGTTTAGAGTCTTTGCTGGTAGACCACCCTTCGTGATCTTGTTCATGAAATCAAGATCAAAAGGAATCTTCTTTTCCGTCTTGTGATAGAAGTCATATCGTGCATCTGAGTCATTCAAATAATCATGGCCGACATGACTATCAAAGCTGACTGCGAGTGCATCGGAAAGAATTTGAGGAATGGCACCTTTGTCTTTTGTAGACTTGGAGTTTTGATCAAGAATACCAATCGATTCAAGAACAGCATTATAGATGGCTTTTTCTTGACAAAACTTCTCGGTCTTGTCAACCAACCACTGCTGTTCACTCTTCTCTTCCTTGATATCTTCAATGGTACCAATTACATTGATTGCAGACTTGATCTCTTCTTCCTTGAGATTAGGAAGATTGTTGATGTTGATATGAAGAGCCTCTAGAGTCGGAAGAGCATTGTATTGCAGAATGAATTCTTTTACATGCTGGAATACAAGCTTCTCCGACCTATCGGTGAAGTATGAATCACTTAGAAACGGCAGAACCTTTCTTGCGTACTCTTCGTTTTGTGTCAGGTTCTTCAATATGGTTGTCTCCAGTCTCTTCATGCTCTTTCGCCTCTCTTTCTATACCAGCGATTATGATCGCATTCAGGATTGCGCCAAGCGTATCCGTGAATTTTTGATT